TACTAAAAAGAAAAGTGGTAAAAGAAGTAGAGATTAATAATTCTATATTAAAGGAGTAATGAAATGACAACAGCAACGAAAAAAAAAGAAGAACAATTTGAAGAAGCAGTTAAACCAGAACCAGAAAAAACCCCATCAACAAAATCAGATGCTGAACCTGAGCTTACGATTGAACAAGTACAGGCACAACTTAATTATGCACAAAAAATAATAAATGTTCTTCAAGGAAAAGTTAATGAAGCTAATGGTCAAATTGTTCAATTAGAAGCTAGACTTCTTATGACAGAAGAAGATAAAGCAAATATATTGAAACAAGTTGAAGCAATGACGGGTATTACTCCACAACAATAAAAGGAAAACAGTATGGCTAGTGTAAACTCAAGACAGGGACTAATAGACTATTGTTTACGAAGATTAGGTCAACCTGTAATTGAAATAAATATTGACGAAGATCAACTTGAAGAAAGAGTTGATGATGCTTTAGAGTTTTTTCAAGAATATCATTTTGATGGTGTTGAAAAAGTTTTTACTAAGCATATAATAACTCAAAACGATATTGATAATGAGTATATTGATACTGATAATTCTATTATTAGTGTAGTTAGAGTATTACCTATTCCTAGTTTTGATTCTTTTCAAGGTGGTTTCTTTAACGAAGAATATCAGTTAAGATTAAATGATTTAAATAATTTTTCTGGTTCATCTCTTATTCAATGGAGCATGAGTCTAAGAAATTTCTCTGAAATAGAACAGCTTTTTTCTATTGCTCCAATTATGATGTTTAATAGAAAACAGGATAGAGTTTATTTAGAAACTGACTGGAAAGAAAAATTTAATGTGGGTGATGTTTTAATAGTTGAAGCTTATAAGATTCTTGATCCATCAACATATCCACAAGTATATAATGATATGTTTCTAAAGAAATACTCTACTGCTTTAATAAAACGTCAATGGGGTGAAAATCTTAAAAAGTATCAAGGTGTCGTTTTGCCAGGTGGTATTACACTTGATGGTAAAACTATTTATGATGAAGCGGTTGAAGAAATAAGACAAATTGAAGAAGAAGTAAGTCTTAAATACGAACTTCCAGCAGACGGATATGTAGGTTAATATGCCAGTTAATAATTACTTTAGAAATTTTACATCATTTCCACAACAGGAATTACTTAATGATTTAACTAGAGAAGTAATCCAAATAAACGGAATTGATATGTTGTATCTTAAAAAAACAGCAGGTTATAGAGATTCCATACTTAATGAGGATCCTACTGCAAGTTTTACTAGCTGTTTACAAGTTGAAATGTATATTAATACTCCTGAAGGATTTGGAGGTCAAGGAGATGTAGTTACAAACTATGGTTTAGATGTTCTTGATGAAGTAATTTTAATTGTTAATAAAGAAAGATTTACTGAAGCAATTGTTCAATCAGCACCAAAAGAAGGTGATTTAGTTTATCTTCCTCTAGGTAAAGGACTTTATGAAATAAAATTTGTGGAAGATGAAAAACCATTTTACGCCTTAGGAAAAAATCATGTTTACGAAATAACTTGTGAATTGTTTAGATATAATAATGAATTATTTGATATTCCTCCAGAAGAAATGGGTAATATATTTGATAAAGTGGAAAGAGAAAATTCGATTACAAGACAATTTACAATGAGTACACTTAAAAATTATACTAAAAGTGAAGTTATATATCAAGGTGCAACACTTGAAGGAGCAACTGCAACAGCAAAAATAGCAAGCCAAGACGGTCTTGTATTACAAGTCTATCGTGTTTCTGGTCAATTTCAAACAGGCGTAGATGTTACAGGTGATATAAACAAAGAAGCTAACAGCTTAGTATCAGTAGACGATCAAGTTATAAAATCATCAGCATTTGCTGATAATGAAGAATTTGAAATTGAGGGAGATAAAATTTTAGATTTTAGTGAAATAGATCCGTGGAGTGAAGGAGACTTATAATGCTTGGTAAATATTTTTACAATAAAAATATTAGAAACATTGTTATATTATTTGGAACAATATTTAATGATATAACAATAAAAAGAGTAAATTCAAATGGTACTATTCAAAATACCCTAAAAGTTCCTATCGCTTATGGACCTGCACAAAAGTATTTAACTAGACTTGAACAAGGAAATATTGTTGGTGATATTGAAGCTCTAGGAATGGTATTACCTAGAATGTCTTTTGAAATTACTTCAATGACGTATGATCCAACAAGAAAATTACAAACAACTAAAAAAATAAGAGAAACAAAAATACTTGGTTCTTTAGATAGTATTGATATAGTAGATGGTGGTTCTGGATATACATTAGACCCAGTTATTGAAATACAAGCACCTTCAACAGGAACAACAGCGACAGCAATAATAACACCAGCAGACGAAGAAAATAATATTCCTAGTGGATTACAAAATGGAGTTGTTACAAGTATTACTTTAACTGATGTTGGTTCTGGTTATACTTCAGTACCAAATGTTACTATTAAGAAAAACGAAAATGAACCGACAGATAGTTCAATATTTCCAGCAGAATTAAAAGCTAATGTTAATGCTGATACAAAAATATTAACTACCGCTTATACACCTGTTCCATACAATTTTGATATTGATTTGTCTATTATGGTTGTGAATAGTGATGATGGAGCGCAGATACTTGAACAAATTTTACCATTTTTTACACCAGAACTTCATGTAACATTAAATGAAATGAAATTATTAGGAGTTAAACGAGATATTCCTGTTGTATATAATAGTATGACAACAGAGGATGATTATGAAGGAGATTTTTTAACTAGAAGGTCTTTAACACATACTTTATCTTTTACTGTTCAAGGATATTTGTATGGGCCTTTAAAAGAACAAGGTATCATTAGAGAAGTAGACGTTAATGCTGGAACTAGTTTTCAACTTGAAGATACTAAAAATCTTAATATTAATATTGTTCCAAATCCAACAGATGCTGATCCTGATGATATACCAAAAAACACTACAACAACGGTAACTGATTTGTAAACTATAGGAGGCAATTATGGGATGGGGTAATTGCGAAGATCATTATAGTAGAGTTGCGAAAGAGTTGGCAAAAAGAAAGCCAATGAGTGTTAGAACAAAAAGTATTATTGTTGGCTGGATAATATTTTTGATTAGTATTATCTGGCTATTAAAATAAAATATGAAAAAAGAAACAGTAAAAAAATTAAATGACATCTTAGATATCGCTGATGATATTATTGATATTGAAGAACCTGGATTAAACAAAAGTTTAGAAAAAGCACCAGCAGTAGAATCAACAACTACTGACTTAACAAGTGATTATGATTTTTCACGGGATCAATATCATAATTTAATTCAAAAAGGTAATGAAGCATTAGTAAACCTTTTAGATATTGCAAAAGAAGGTGAGCAACCTAGAGCATTTGAGGTTGCGACACAACTTATGAACTCTTTAGCTGCAACTACTAAAGAGCTTTTGATATTACAAAAAACCAAGAAAGAAGTTGAAGGAACAAATAAACCTACGAAGAATGAAAATAATCTTTTCATTGGTAGCACTTCCGAACTTCAAAAACTTCTTGATATGAAAAAGAATAAATGATATGCCAGAAGAAAATTCCTATTTAGGAAATAACCTTTTAAAAGGACTAGGTGTAAAGCATAATTTTACTAAAGAAGAAATTGAAGAATATGTTAAATGTCATAATGATCCAATATACTTCTTAGAAAATTATGTTAAAATCGTACACGTTGACGAAGGCCTTGTGCCTTTTAAAATGTATGATTTTCAGAAAAAACTCGTCAATGCTATAACTGATAACAGAAATGTTATCGTAAAAACTGGCAGACAGGTTGGTAAAACCACTACAACTATCGGTTGGTTGTTACATTATATTCTTTTTAACGAAGAAAAAATTGTTGGCATTCTAGCGAATAAAGCAATTACAGCTCGGGAAATTCTTGGCCGAGTTCAAACATCCTACCAACATCTTCCCAAATTTCTCCAACAAGGATTAAGAGAATGGAATAAGGGTTCTATGGAACTTGAGAATGGAAGTAAAGTTATTGCTTCTTCCACATCTTCAAGTGCAATTCGTGGATTTTCATTTTCTTGTATTCTACTTGACGAATTTGCTCACGTTCAAAGGCATATTGCAAATGAGTTTATTCGTTCAGTTTATCCTACGATTTCTTCTGGAAAAGATACAAAAGTAATAATAGTATCTACTCCAAATGGGTTTAATTTATTCTACAAATTCTGGAATGATGCTGAAGAAGGAAATAATACATTTTTTCCATTTAAAGTACATTGGTCAAATGTTCCTGGGAGAGATGATTCCTGGTATAAACGAACTGTCTCAACTATTGGTGAAGATTCTTTCAGACAAGAGTACGAAGCTGAGTTTTTGGGGTCAACTAATACACTCATATCTACTGAAAGATTGCAAGAATTGTCATATAATGACCCAATATTCTCAAAAGAGGGTTTAGATGTTCACGAAGAGCCGATTGATGGCCATACATATACCATCACCGTTGATGTGGCTAGGGGTCAAGGACAGGACTATTCTGCCTTCTCAGTATTCGATATTACTGAAATTCCGTACAAAATAGTGGCAAAATATCGAAATAATACGGTGGCACCCCTACACTTCCCGAATATTATAAATACTATTGGAAAGAGATATAATTATGCGTATATTCTAGTAGAAATAAATGATATTGGTTCACAAGTTGCAGATGTTTTACATCACGATTTAGAATATGAACATTTATATTCAACATCATGGTATGGAAGGCATGGTCAACAATTAAGTAGTGGAGCAAAAAGAGAATCTGTATTTGGTGTAAGAACAACCAAAGCTATGAAGAAAATAGGTTGTTCAAATTTAAAATCATTAATTGAAGAAAATAAACTCTTTTTCAATGACTACGATATTATAACAGAACTAACAACATTTATTGCTACTGGTGAAACTTTTGCTGGTGAAGATGGAACTAATGACGATTTAGTGATAACAATGGTGTTATTTGCTTGGTTGGTAGATCAGCAATATTTTAAAGATTTAAGTAATCAAAATATTAGGGATAATTTATACAAAAATCAATTAAATCAATTAGAAGATTTAACAACACCTTTTGGAATTATTGATGATGGTCTAAACCAGAAAGAGTATGAAAAAGACTCAGATGGAACAATATGGGAAACCGTAAATTAAATTATTGAGCAATTGATGAAAAAATATATTAATATAAAAAATGTAATTAATTGTAAAGGAGAATCAAGATGCCATTTCAAGTAAGCCCAGGCGTACAAGTTACAGAAAGAGACTTGACAACAGTAGTACCTAATGTTGCAACAACTATTGGTGCTTTTGCTGGTCAGTTCCAATGGGGCCCAGTTTTAGAAAGAGTTACGATAACAAACGAAAACGAGCTAGTAAAAACATTCGGCGAACCGAATGATGCTACAGCAGAATATTTTTGGTCGGCTGCAAACTACTTAGCATACTCAAACAATCTTTTGGTAGCAAGAGCTGTAAATACTGATGCAATCAATGCTGTCGTTGGAGATCATGCCGGCACAGACAATGGTGCTGCTGGAGTAGCACGCATGGTACAAAATGGTGATGATTACGACGGTCTTGAAAGTTCAATCGCAACAGAAAAGAATTTATTTATTGCTAAGTATCCCGGTGATCTCGGAAATAGTTTGGAAGCATATATGATAGATTCTGCTGGTTGGGATGCAGGAGACACTATTACTCACGCACCTACATTAGCAATAAAAAATAAATTTAGAGCAATTTTTAATGCTCCTCCAGGAACATCAGCTGATGTTGCAGCAGCTGGTGGTTCTAATGACGAAGTTCATGTTTTAGTTATAGATAAAAATGGTTTATTTACTGGTACTGCTGGAGAAGTATTGGAAGCACATGCTTTTCTAAGTAAAGCCCGTGATGCTAAAAAATTCGACGGTTCATCAAATTATGTAAGAACTGTTTTGAGAAATGAATCACAATATGTTTGGTTGGGATCTCCATTAGAAATTACTGCATTATCTGAAGATGCAAGTCCTGCTGTAGTTGCTGGTAGTCTTAAAGGTGTGAACACAACCTTTAAACGAATTAATGGAGAGACTGATTCAGAAAAAGTTATTGGTGGTCATTTGGCTGGTGGTCTTGCTGGTAGTGCAATAACTGCTGGTCAAGAAGAAGCTGCATTTATGCTTTATCTTGATCCAGAAACAGTAGATGTTTCATTGCTTATAACTGGTCCTTGTGATCCTGTTACTGGCAAAAAAGTTATTGATGATATTGCTGCTGTACGAAAAGATTGTGTAGCATTTGTTTCTCCACAAAAAGACACGGTGGTAAATTCACTTGCAGCTACTAGGGTAGCAAATATTGAAGGTGAAAAAACTGCTTTTGGTAGTTCTAATTATGGTATTATGGACAACGCATGGAAATATCAATATGATAGGTACCGTGATCTTTTTCTTTATGTTCCAATGAATCCTGATATTGCTGGTCTATGTGCAAGAACAGATTTGAGCCATGATTCATGGTATTCACCAGCAGGATTAACAAGAGGTACAATTAAAAATATTGTAAAAACTTCTTGGGAACCAAACAAAGCAGAACGTGATGTACTTTATCAAAGCAGTATTAATCCTATTACTACACAACAAGGTGCTGGTGTTATACTGTTTGGTGATAAAACTATGCAAACAACACCAACTGCGTTTGATCGTATCAATGTTCGTAGGTTGTTTATTGTTCTTGAAAAAGCAATTGCAAATGCTGCTAAAGCAATGTTATTTGAGTTTAATGATGAGTTCACAAGAGCTCAATTTGTAAATATTGTTGCTCCTTTTCTAAGAGAAATACAAGGACGAAGAGGTATCACAGACTTTAAAGTAGTTTGTGATTCTACAAATAATACAGGTCAGGTTATTGATAGTAATAACTTTGTTGGTGATATTTTTGTTAAACCAACAAGGTCTATTAATTTCATTCAACTTAATTTTGTTGCTTCTCGTTCTGATGTATCTTTTTCAGAAATCGGTGGTTAAGTCTTATAAATATATTAAACTAAAGGAGTTAAAAAAATGAGCAATATCTCAAATTTTAAAAACAATTTTCAAGGCGGCGTAAGACCTAACCAATTTAAAGTACAAGTATTTGCACCAGCTGTTGGTTCTGCTAACTTGGAATTTTTGGGAAAGGCAGCTAGTATTCCTGCTTCTGTTATCGGTAATATAGATGTTCCATATCTTGGCCGACAATTAAAAGTTCCTGGTGATAGAATATTTGAAGATTGGAATCTTACAGTATTCAATGATGCTGCTTGGCAGAATAGGTCGTTTTTTGAAAGATGGATGGATCGTATTCAAGATAATACAAATCCAGTTCGTTCTGGCTCTTCCAATTCTGTATATGGTAATGCAATCGTTCAACAACTAGATCGTTCTGGAAAAGCTATTGCTACATATTTTGTTCAAGATATGTACCCAACAAACTTGGCTGCTATTGAGTTAGATTGGGGAACGAATGATGCTGTTGAGGAATTTCAAGTTACTTTTGCAATTAATAATTGGACAAGTTCCCATGACGGAATAAATACTTCTGGTTCTGGTACTAACATTGATTTTAATGTAAGTACAAGTATTGGTGGTGTTAATATTAATGCTGGTACTGGTGGTTTTAGTATTAGTACTTAATTTTTTGATAAGGGGGAAGTTACTTCCCCCTTTAATTTCATAATGAACAAAGGATAGTAATATGGCATTTGACTTATTTGGATTTACGGTTTCTAAAAAGAAAACACAAAAAACATTTGTAACACCCGAGAATGATGATGGTGCAATTACCTATGTCGAGGGCGGGGGTTTTGTAGGAACATATCTCAATACTGATCTTGATGCTAAAGATGAAAATCTTTTAATTCAAAAGTATCGTGAAATGGCAATGACACAAGAAGTGGACTTAGCCATCACGGATGTTATAAATGAATCTGTTTTACATGAAACTGGTAAATCATCTGTAAACCTGTCTTTAGAGAAATTGGAACAAAGTCAGTCAATCAAGAAAAAGATTACTGATGAGTTCAAAAAGATTGTTAAGCTTTTAGATTTTAATAAGACAGGTTACGATACATTTAGGAAATGGTATATTGATGGTAAACTATACCATCATATTGT